CCACTGTCTGGATGCAACTACAACCAACTGAAGCAGTAGAGTTGATCAATACTCTTGCTGCTCAGTGTGGACTGGATGTTGCCACAAGACCCAAAGAGGATTACGCTACTTGGAGATGTTGGGATCCCCATGTTCTTGCAGATACATCACAAACTGGTTTAGGTGCATGGCAACTTAGTGATGGTGCAAGGGAAAGACTTCAAGCTAACAAAGCAATAAAAGAAGTCAAAATAGAAGAACCAGAAAAACCACTATTATCTGAAAAAACTAATGAACCTGAGTGAACTTTATGTTTATGTGAACCCCCAACTTAAAGAAATTAAAGGGGTATTTGACTATCAACCGCAAGATTATAAAAGAATCTGCACATTTCCTGGTCTTAAGGAAGATCAAAAGGAAGATCTATCTTGGATAGGTTATCCTGATGAAGGATTTATTCGTGGTGAAAGACTCAAAGAATATTCTTGTAGTGATGATCAACTAGATCAAATTAAATACGACATCAAAAAAAGAACTAAGGATGATACACAAGGCATGTATGCCTCTGGGGTAATCTTTAATGATATTAGATTCTCAGTTGATCCAGAATCGATAGTGTTCGCAAATATGCAGAATAGTAGATGTGCAAACTTCTTAAAGGGTGATGTTACCTGGTATAAGTTTTCTAGGGATGAGATGTTCCAACTGGTTCAAATGATGAACAAAAGATTTGAGGAAATTGTTGATAAAGAAATAGAATTTTATCGTCTAATTGATGAAACAAACACTGTGTATAAATTAAGTCAACTACATTATGGTCTCTGATTATTTTAATTACGACACTGATAGTCTAGATCATATCATTCCAGACCTAGAGGTAGATTCTTCTGTCAACAATGATTGGGGGTTACATACATACAACAACCCAACATATGTGGTGCATAATAATGTATTCACCGATAATGAAATTTGTAAAATTATATTTACTGGAAAAAATTCTACATGTAATTTTGGAACAGTAGGAACAAATAACGGTTTTGAAGTAGATCCAAACATAAGAAAGTCTAAGGTGTCATGGTTACAAGCAAACCCATTTAATTCATGGATTTATAAAAGACTTACTGAATATGTAAATCAATCGAATGATGATCACTGGCAATATAATCTCCGTGCTATACAAACACTACAGTTTTCTGAATATGATTGTGAATATGAGGGACAATATGTATCTCATATGGATTCTGCTTTTGGATATAATCTGAAAACAGAAGATAGGAAAGTAAGTTTTTCAATACAACTATCAGATCCAGATGACTATGAAGGTGGAGAATTATTATTGAATCATGGTAATGATAATGTAGTATTAGCATCAAAAACTAAAGGTTCGATGACGTTGTTCCAATCATTTACAGTACATGAAGTAAAACCAGTGACAAAAGGTATTCGTTATTCTTTAGTTGGATGGGTAGTTGGGGAGAAATTCAAATGAACATAGTAAAAGGTTTTATTACTCTAGATTTTTGTCAATTTGCTGAACAATATTTTATCACTAGATTTGCTTCTGGTAAAGATATTATGTACGGTGACCCACAGGCAAACAAAAGTATGAGTATCTATGGTGACCCTTTCACCGATACTATACTAAAACTTTCGACTGATCATGTATCAACTTTAGTTCAAAAAAATCTATTACCAACATATACTTGGGTAAGATTCTATCAGAAAGGAGATGAACTTAAGATGCATACTGATAGACCTGAGTGTGAATACTCTGCAACTTTATGTCTATCAACACCTGGAGATCAACCACTATCTTCACTCTACTTTAATAATAAACCAACAAAGAGTGGTGCTGACAAAATTACCCTAAATCAAGGAGACTTATGCGTATATCAGGGTTGTGATCACTATCACTGGAGAGAACCAATAGAATCTGATTGGTTACTTCAATGTTTTATGCACTGGGTTGATGCAAATGGACCCTATAAAGATTCATTATTTGATGGAAGACCTTCTCTAGGACTACCTAAATAAAAATGTCTGAGTTACTTATTATTCTCTATTATGGCAAAACCTACAGAAACTACTGGCACTGATGTTGATAGTATGATTACTGATTTGACATCACGACTTGAAAAACTTCGCGAAGAATTACTAGATCACGAAAGAATTTTTAATACTAAAAAAGAAGAATTTATTAAACTGTCTGGTGCTCTAGAAGCATTACATACAGTCAAAGGATAATCTTTGAAACTCCACAGAGTTATTATATACGTTATTTGGGGGATGTGTCAAGATTGACTATCCCTCTTTTTTTCTCTATACTGTAATGATATGCAATTTGTCCGTAATTTGTTTAGAAACAAAAAAAGAGATAAAGAGTTACCACAACTTCTTGATGGAAATGAGTATCCAGACTTTTGGAAACAGGTTGAGGGTTTCAAAGAGTTTGCTCAATCAGTTAATCAAGGTACTAAAGAAGGCAAAAGCGTATTAGTATCTGAGGAAATAAGTAAACTTAGGATTGAAGAGTGTGAACGTTGCGATTATTTCGATAAACAACAAACTAGGTGTAGAAAGTGTGGATGTTATATGAAAGTTAAAGTAAAATTTACCAATACTTCATGTCCCATCGGTAAGTGGTAATATGTGTGGATTTGGATTAGTTTTCTCAAAAAAAGACAAAATTCCCCACAATCTCATTAAGATCGCTGAAACTGACTTAGGACTTCGTGGTCCCTCTCATGCAACACATTACATGGGAGATGATATTTACATGTATCAATCTGTTCTAGCGATTCAAACAGAACCAGATCGTGATGATGGATTTGCTAGTTTACCTCAGAACTTTGATGTAACTCTCTATAACGGGGAGATATATGATGATCATGAGTATGATAGTGACATCGAAATGTTGCAGAAGTCTAGTTCTAAACAACTGGTTTTGGGTCGATGTGATGGAATGTTTGCTGTTGTTCAGGCACAGAGACAGGGACAGTGGTTAGATATTACTGCTCTAAGAGATATTCAGGGAGAGAAAAGAATATTTTATTATGATAGTCCTAAAGTCCTGATTCTTGCTTCTACGCCATCATTCATCCTTAAAATTATGGAGGAGTTTGATGAACCAGTGACCTTGAATGAGGTGGCACTGAAAGATTATTTTGTAACGAGACACTATATTTCAAACTCCACTGCAATCAATGGAATTTGCCAAGTGCCCCCAGGTAGTAAGTTTCACTACAATAAGTATTCCTCAGTCAGTCAAGTATGGACGCCTAGAAAATATCTGAACTCAGAACTCACAAGAGAACTAAACAAAACAACCCCGGCACAATACACACACTATCTTGAAGATTTACTGGTAAGAACTCTTAAGAAGATGCAATCAAGTGTTCGTCCACATGTGAACATCTATTCAACAATGTCTGGTGGCACAGATTCATCAATAGTTACTAAACTACTGGAGAATATTGGAACTCAGTTAATGCGGGGAATCACACTTACGTTTGATGAGAAAGATTCTGTTGCTTTGTTCTCTGATAAACTGTTTGATAAACTCTACACGGGACAGTTAGTCAGGAACATAGATCGTGACAGTTATTATGAGTCTTATCTACGAACTCTTAAGTTATGTTGTTCTCCCATACCATCGCATGACTTTGCCTCTGCAAATCTGATGTATGAGATGTTAGAACCTGGATCAATCGTCTATGGTGGTGAAGGCGCAGATGAATTATTTCTAGGATACAAATACTATCGGAACTGTGTACGTGCAGAGTACACTATGTCAGTAAGAAATAACTTCAAACTATCATTCTCCGAAGATATACAGGAAGACTATGATTATGCCTTGCAATTCTTTATAGACAATTTGTACTCTACAAAAGATGCACACATTAAAGCATGTTCTTTTGTAGATTTCTTCCACCAGATGCCTAATGCCACTCTAATGTCTGGAGATTTGATTGGTTCTAGTCATGGAATTGAAACCAGGACACCATTCACACGCAAAGATGTTGTGACCTATGCAATCAACTCTCCGCCATATTTGTTAGAAAATAAGAGACCCCTCAGCGAAATCTTCGAGAATCACTACAATCGTAGACCATATGCTAAGATTGGATTTAGTGGACATCCAAATGAAATGTATCGTTATCTAGAGAATGGTATCGACAAAAGTTATGACATCTACGGAAGTTATGTTCAGTCAACATACAACGATAGAGATACTGAGTGGAAGTATATAAACACTGAGTTTTTTCTTGACACATTTTGTTTTACACCCTAAAATGTGGAAGAAATTGACATAACACAATGACCCCTGAAAAGTTTCAACTGCTCCGTGATTGGGTACGAGCAGAAGTTCAATCTATTATTGTTGCTGAGAATAAGAACAATACCGCAAACTATTGGAAAGAAGGTAGAAACGAAGTCGATGCAGTTCGTGCATCCGATAAAGCATTTCTCCGTGTTGTGCAGGCATTCTGCGGAGGTCAATCAATCCTGTGAGACCTAAGTTTTCTAAAGAGTATTACAAGGTAGGATATTACCTTGGAGAAGAACAAAGATGGGCGGTATATTTTTCGATGGAATCTGCTCAAGAAGCAATGATGAAAATGATTAAGAGGGGCACGAACGTGACAGGGATGGAGTCCGCGACCCTGTGTGACAGTTGATTGAAGTGTCCACTGTCTCCGCCACGGTAGTCTGATCCATGTATATTAAGAGAGTCAAAGGAACACAACCCCATGGGCACTCGTTCACGCATCGGTAAGCAACTCGCAGACGGTTCTATTCTGTCTGTCTATTGTCACTACGACGGTTATCCTGAGTACAATGGTCGCGTTCTCCGTGACTATTTCTCCTCCGCTGATAAAGTTTCTGAACTGATTGACGGCGGTAACATGTCATGCACCTGGACTAATGCAGGTTGGGGTAACGAAACTCTCTCCGAATCTGGTCCTCTCCACTACACCTCCCGTGGTGAATCTCTTGAAGATAATGCACCACGCCTTGATAAAGGTATGGAAGAATTCTTCACTGATGGCGAAGAGTTTGGTTATGTGTTTACAAGTACAGGGTGGACCTGTTATGATACTAAGACCTGGAGCGATACATATAAGCAACAGGTTGCAATCCCCGCTGGAGGTATCACCGATGGAAACTAAAATGATCCAAGTAAAGTATTACTTTAAGGAACATCCTAAGACATCTCTATCAGTATTCCTTAAGACTGAAGAACAAGTAAAAGCATTCAAGGAAAATCACCCCAACTACATCTATGTCTGATTCTGCTAAGTACAACGATTTCGATGAACTCTATGAAGATTTCATGGAGTGTGGTAGCGAAGAATGGTTGCTTCCTGAATGTGGAGTGAAGGAAGAACTGGAAAAAGAGACTATTGCCCTTCTCCGATCCTTCTGATACGATATGAAAGTCTGACGGGGTGAAGACTCTAAACTCCTCCCCACCGTGAGTGACGACGATCCCGACAGGGAACAAGTCACGCCTAAAGCAAACACCTCACAAACAACAACAACAAAATGGAAAATTTTATGGATAGTTTGACCTTAGAACAAAAGGTCAAACTGGTGGAAAGTGCAAACTCTCAACCAAAAGGTAAAGGTCTTAAGTCTTATACCTTCAAAGAGATTCGTTGCACAGACGTTATGCAACGTACTGGAAACGACCTGACAAACAAAGTACGTGCTGAAGGAACTGACCCCGATAAAGTCGCTGCATTTGTTGACCGTATCGAGAACGGTTTATACAAATTCATTTATGAACAACCCACTGTAAAAGATTTGGGTAATGGTCTAAAGGAACTGTTGACTGGTGAACACCGTCTTCAAGCACACTTCGCTGCTGGACGTGACACTATCTTCGTTGCAGAAGTTGAGTTTGAGTCGGAAGAAGATGAGATGATCTTCCAATCAAACGAGAATGATGAGGACGATGAGTATGTAAAATCACCTCGTACTCAGAATGATGTTATTCTTACTTTGTCGCAAATGGTAGAGAAAGGTATCATTGACATCAACGACGACAAGTCTATCAATTCACGTCTAATTCTCCTTCAACAGAAGAGCAATGAGTTTCCTCTTCTACGTCAACGACTCCGTGAAAAACACGGTAAGATCACACCAGTCAAGTCCTATGAAGATAAGGACCGCAGAAACTGGTGTGAAACTAACAAATCCAATATCAAATTCTCTTCCCGTACTCAAATTGTTCCTTTGGATGGTGTAGTCTACCAATCCAAGACTTTCAAGGGTGGAAAAGGTAAAGGTGGACTGCAAGATCTTGACTATGATCCTCGTTGTTTCTTTGATTCTTGTGAAGTTCTCATGAACAATCCGAGTGTCAGTAAAGTCCACAATATCTGTTCCGTGAACAAGTCTACTTCGGAGAAGATTCCGTTGATTCGACAGTACAAACAGGAACTGATGATGAAGGAAATGCTTGACAGGGTACTTAAGATTGCTGCAGCAGTTAACAACGGACAAATCTATCCTGTTCGAGATGTTATCTTCAAGTTCGTTCCTCAGATCTCTGGAATTGATAATATGGAGGAGTTGGTATGAGTAATCGATGGGAAGAATTCGCGTTGATTGCATTTCACGCGATGAAAGGTGTCTTACCTTTCTGGAGTAATGCAAACTCCAATCGTCAACGTTCAATGACACGAATCCTGTATGATCAGGTATTCTGTGCGGGTGAACCTAACAAAACTGGGTTCATCAGTATCAAGGCAATGCAATCAAAACGCAAGGGATCTAAGACAACAAAAGATCATTGTTTGTCCCCCCAATTTGTTGCACGGATGGTCTATGACAATCCAGATGTTTGGTTGACCGACTTAGATAAGTTCAAGAGTCTCTTCCTTAAGTGTTGTCAGACTATTGAAGTTACTTCTAAAGAGAACACCGATCTTAGTAAACTCACTGAGAACAGGGATGGGCAATTCTCCATCTATGTTCCTACACACAAGAAGTATGATCACCTTGGGATTGTACTTTTCCACCAAGAAAAAGGTGTGGTCCGTGATGTTTTTGAAGATCTAGTTCCTGAAGAACTTATTAACTATGAGTCCGACTATTTGGTCTCATAAGGACTCCTAATCAATCAATCCCCCCCATCCCCTTGCCATAACTGGTGAGGGGATTTATATTGTATTCATACAGACAAGGGTAATCGATGCAACTCCGTCCCCATCAGGTTCGTATTCTTGAGAGAATGCAAAACTATCCTAAGGGACAGATCATTGTTCCTACGGGTGGTGGCAAAACGATGTGCATGATTGAAGATACTGCACATGTTCAGCAGTCTAAGTGTGGTCACACTACTGTTGTTGTTGCTCCTCGTATTCTCCTTGCAGAACAACTTTGCAGTGAGTTTCTAGAGGTTATCACCTCTACATATACTCATGTGATGCATGTTCACAGTGGTGAAACTCATCACTTCTCTACTACCAACTCCGAGAAGATTCACGTCTTCGCTAACACTGCACGGAATATGGGTGAGGATTGCATTATCTTCACCACCTATCATTCCCTCCATCGCGTTGTTGATGCAGACATCGAAGTAAACACCATTTACTTTGACGAATCACACAACTCTGTGCAACGTAACTTCTTCGGTCCTACCGAATACTTTGCTGCAGAATCTGACCGTTGTTTCTTCTTCACTGCGACTCCAAAACACTCCCTGACTATCAACAAACCAGGGATGAATGACACCGCAGTTTATGGTCAAGTCCTGGTCAATGTTCCCGCACCTGAGTTGGTCGAAGGCGGTTACATTCTTCCTCCCAAAGTTGTAGTCAAACAACTTGACATGGTGCAAGATAAGATGAAAATCTGGTCCCGTGACTGTGACTTTTTGATGCAGACTATTGATGATCAAGAGACTGAGAAAGTTCTGGTTTGTGCTCGCACTACCAAACAAATCATTGGTCTTCTGACTGATAGTGATTTCCCACTTGAGTGTTCTAAACGTGGCATGTCTTGGATGGTAATCACCAGTAAGACTGGTGCTGTCATTGACGGTCAGAAAGTAAACCGTGAAGTTTTCTTTGATACTCTGAACGCATGGGGTAAAGATTCAAACAAAAAGTTTGTGGTTCTGCATCACTCTATTTTGTCTGAGGGTATCAACGTAAATGGTTTGGAGTCAGTGGTTTTTCTCCGCAACATGGATTACATTGGCATCTCTCAGTCAATCGGACGTGTGATACGTCTGGGTGACACTTCTAAGACCTTTGGACTAGTTTGTGTCCCAGTTTATGACTCTGTGGGTATCACCACCTCTAGAAAGGTTCAGGCGGTCGTAGACACCGTGTTTGAACAAGGTCAACCAGCAATCTCAGAAATCCGTCGATGAACTACACTAAACAGCAACTTGTGGACGCACTCGTTCATGAATGGGAATACCTCTGCCATGACGATTATAGTCCACAAGATCCAACCCCATCACAATATCGCAAAGAGATGGAAGAACTTACAATCGAAGAATTAATTGAAGAAACTGGCACTGACGAAGGTTTCACACTAGATGATTTTATGGACTGTCACGCATAAATGAGTAGTAAGATGACGTTTTTCGTTGACCCTGATTATGTCTGTGTGCAAACATGGAACCCTGTTTTTCAACGTATGCAGTATCATTGGGTACACAAGTCAGAAAAGGATCCTGTGCAATTCGTGAAAAATCTCAACCCAGAGCAAAAAGTGCTATGAGTAGTAAGATGATGTTCTTGGTTGATGCTGGTAACGGTAGATGTATCACTCATGATGGATACATTCAACTCGGTAGTTTCTCTCATAGTGTAGAGAAACATCTTGAGTTAAATCCTGATCAAGAATGGCAGGTAACATACTGGATGCCTGATCCATTTTACATGCGATATCCACGACCTAACTATCAACATACAATGAAGGCAAACGAAGGATCTCCTAAAACTGATAAT